CCATTACGAGTTCTGATTGAATTTTGTATTTGCATAGTATCCTCCTTAGGATAAAGTCTTTAGAATATAGCGTAGCATCTTGGCTATCTTATTACTATTTCATTAGACTATTGGTGCTGTTGGTTATTATATGAAAAAAGAGAGTGTTACTTCTCTTTCATTTGTTTATTGAGTTCAATAACAAGACGGTCTTCTAATATGGATTTGCTATTATCTAATTGTTGCACGGTATTTCTAGCATCCAATAATATTGCTTGAGCTTTTGCTAAATCCTCAGTAAGTTCTTCTAAACGAGCTTCTATTTTCTCTAAAGTAGTCATAATAATCTCCTTTGTTGCTAAACTCATAAACATATAAAGATTGTTTAGGTTTGCAGAATTAACAGTGGCTAGTCACTACTAACCGTATGCTATATTATAGTGTGTTGGTATAGTAGCACAGTAGTATAGTAGGATAGATATAGTTGTGATATATAGAGTTACGAGCTGTTGGGTATAATAAAATAAAAGACATACATAAGTATGCCTAATATAGTCTAGTATACCTAATAGATAGAGAGAGCTATATGATAGTGTGTGTATTATGTAACAGTATAGCTACTGCAAGGTAATTCATATCGTTTACGTATTTCTTCTTTGGTAGAAGTATGCTTGGGTCTACATCAATACCAGTATCAGTATGTGGCAATTCTATAGCTTCTTGATTCTGTGCTAGCCAATAGATGTATGTAGGTATAGTCATTGTATCTCCTTGAGTTGCAACTATCATACGAGTAGTATGTATAGATTTATGCAGGGTTAGTAGTGGCTCACCGACACCCGACAGTAGTAGTGAGTTATAATAGGAAGTAGATTACAATTCTCAACGAAAGTACTACCCCATACCCCCAAACTAAGGGTGGCGGGTTGACTTGTATATCACATACTCTAACTACCTAACTATTTTTTAGCAATTTTACACACTATACTTTTAGTAGTATACCTAACTATTTTTTCACATTTTTTACCATTTCTATTCTCAACAAAAGACTCTTTTCCCAATAAGTGTCCAATGTTTAATTATATTCTACTCTACCTAGAAGGGGTAAATATGGCTATTTTCCACCATTTCCAAACTACAGTATTTAGTATAATAAAAATTTTTTTATATTTTTTTTTACCATTCTATAGGGGTTTGTTAGACCTAAGGTATGAGTATTTTATTTTTGTATTGACAAAAACGTGTGGGTATGCTACATTCGTATTTGTTAAGCGAATGGTTGTTATCCCACAACGTAATAACCATGAAGATTCACAAAGAGAAGGGATTAATAATCCCTGCGGTTACGATATGAATATTTAGTGTATATGTAATATAGAGAAAAGAGGCATAACATTTGCCATAGTTCTGTCTATAGGAGGTGTATAGATGTTTAAGGAAGTGTTGATAAAGCACGTGGGAAGTAAGAAAGAAACTAGATATGTATATTATGAAAGGAATGAAGCAGATGATCTATGTATTGAATATGTATACTGGAAGGATGCTACAGAAGATGGTCAATGGATATTAACAGATGATGATATAGTTGTACAAGTTATTAGTATTAAGAAGTATTTGAAAGGGAAGAGGGATAAGATCTATTACAGGTTACCACAAGGTGGTATATTCTGGGATCCGAAGATAAAGAATACTAAGTTAGTCGTAAGAACCAGGAGTAGTGATATGGTTACTATGATAAGAGATAAGACTACTGATGGGAAATGGAAGAACTATGCTACTGCTATGGCTATTATTGGTGATAGAGATGTAGCTATAGAGATGGCATTTGGTAGTATATCTAAGAATAGGTTCGATACATTTAGACGACAGAGTAAGATGGAGGAAGTAGAGAATATGGTAAGAAGAGAGATAGAGGATCTATTAAAGAAACATAAAATGGGTGCTGATTTCACTATGGAGCTATTGAAAGAGACTATAGAATTAGCACAGAAGAAAGGAAGTATTGCCAATCTCTATGAAATATATAGATAGTCTTGGCGAAGAGAAAGGTGGTGATAGTAGAAATGTTAAGATGGTAGAGGTTATAGAAGGTGATTCTAGTGAGTAAACCAGGGTTTAATTATCAGAGAAGCCAACTAATAAATAGATTATATAATAATATTGCAGAGTTTGGAACAGCATGTTTTCCCAGTTCATTTGGGAAGAACAGTCCTCCTGCACATAAGCAGATATTTGATATGATATTAAATACTGATAATAAAAGAGTGTTGATCGCTGCTCCTAGGGGGTTTGCTAAGTCTACAATTATGTCATTCTTGTATCCAATGTACAGGATAGCTTTCAAGAAGTCTCATGAACCTTTATTTATTATCATTGTATCTGAAAGTAAGACACAGAGTACTAACTTTATTAGCAGGATAAAGGATGAATTGAATAATTCTGCACTGTTTAAGGAGTTATTTGGTGATCTTAGTGAAGATACTGCTAGTAGATGGAGAGAAGATGAAATAGTCTTAGCTAATGGAACGAGAGTTGTAGCTAAAGGTGCTGGACAAAGTTTAAGGGGATTGATCCATAACAGTAGTAGACCAAACCTCATAATAATTGATGACTTTGAGTCTGAAAAGAATGCATTTACTAAGGAAGCTAGAGCTAAGAATAGGAATTGGATAACTGAAGCATTAGTTCCTTCTTTATCAGATGAAGGTAGAATAGTAATGATTGGAACTGTAATTAGTGAGGATTGCTTCTTATTTAATGCTAAGAATAGTACTATATGGAAGGTATTGTGGTTCACTATACTAGATGAGGATGGGAATTCTATCTGGAAAGAAAAGTTTCCGTTGTCTAGGATAGCAGATATAAAGAAAGAGTTCGAGGAGACAGGGCGATTAGGAGGATTCTATCAGGAATATATGAATCTACCACAGTCTCCAGATGAAGCTCCATTTCAACCTACATATATAAAAAGACATACATACTATTTAGAGGTTGTAGAAGGACAGAATTACCTAATAAATGATGCTATGGAAGGAAATATGGATAAGTATATTCCAATAAGTTTGTATATGGGAATAGATCCTGCGTCTAGTCTATCTAGGGCTGCCGATTACTTCGTAATAGCAGTAATGGCTGTAGATTCTGATATGAATAGGTATGTAGTAGATATTCTACGAGAAAGATTAAATCCTGCTGATCAGCCACAAGCTATATTAGACATGTATATGAAATATAGACCATTAAAAACAACTATAGAGACTGTTGGATATCAAGAAGCTTTACGTGCAAATGTAAAGAGATTATCCTTGGAAAATAATGTATATATCCCTGGTCTTGAGAGAGGATTTAAACCTAGGTCAGCAAAGAATGAAAGACTGTTATCGTTAGTCCCTCCACTAGCAAGAGGTAAATTCTTTTTCAGACCAGAAGATATCTATCCTCCGCAGGAGTTTCTTGCCTTCCCTAAAGGAAAGCACGATGATGTTATAGATGCAATATGGATGGCTTTATCTAAGGCTAAACCACATAGGATAAAAAAAAGAGTTGACAGGAATGTGGATATAAAGTTAAATAGTTTTAAGAAGAAGGTTATTGATTGGATGACCATATGAATTATAAGGAGAATATGTGAATAAAATTGTAGAAGAGATACAGAATAAGTTTAAAGATTATCAAGCCTTTCGTAATGACTGGGCAATAGCTGCACAGCAGGACAAAGAATTCCGCCTAGGGATACAATGGACGAAAGCTCAGGTAAAGGCTCTAGAGGATAGAGGACAAGCTCCTATAGTTATTAATAGGGTTCATCCAGCAGTGGAAACATTAAAAGCATTGCTTACAGCTAATAGACCTGAATTTAGAGTTTCTCCGAGAGAAGATAGTGATAATAAGGTAGCTCAAGCTATCAATGGCATTATCCAATATATATGGCAAGAATCAGAGGGTGATATGGAAATGAGAACTGTTGTAGATGATTATGCTACGATGGGAATGGGTGCTATATATGCGTATCAAGATGGTATGGCAGATATGGGAAAAGGAGAGGTTAAGTTTAGATCTATAGACCCTCTTGACATCTATATAGATCCAAATACTCGACATCCATTTGGTGATGATGCTGAAAGAATCATGATTGTGAGGCAATATACAAAGGATCAAGCTATGAAGATAGCTCCTAATTTTAAGAAGAAGATATTTTCAGCTAGTGGTTGGGGAGATGCAAGTAGACCTGACACTGGAGCTAGTAACGATAAGATAGCATTCTTCCCCGAGACAGACACTGTTTCTACGTTTAGTGGAGATGCTGGAACTGAGAAGGTTGATGGATACCATGATTTTAAGAGAGTAATTAAGAATAGGTTTAGAATCTATCAGACATATAATGGGTTTGAAGATCTATTGGAAGAAGCAGATTTTAGAGAATATCTACAGTCTCCAGTATGGGTTATAATGGGACAGTATATAGATGATGAATATAAAGCACAGCAATTAATGCAACAAATTACACAACAGTATCAACAACAGATGGCTCAATATGAACAAGCTTTGCAGCAAGGACAAATAGATCCTCAACAGAACCCTCCACCACAACCACCTCAGGTTGAACAACTGACAAAAGCTGAACTAATTGAGAGAGATGTGATTGATGCTGTAGAAACACCTGTATGGCGGATACAGGAGACTTTTGTGATGGGTGACACCATGTTATACCAAAGAATACTAGATATTGAAAAATATCCAATAATTTTATTTATGAATATCCACACAGGAACTCCTTATCCGTTATCAGATGTGAGAATGGTTAAAGACAAACAAAAGTTTGTAAATAAGATGAGAAGTCTTATTGTTGCCCATGCAAGTACAGCTACTAACCTAAAAGTTATGATTCCTAGAGGATCTCAGGATTTAGATGAACTAGAAAAGAAATGGGCTTTACCTGGAGCATTCATTGAATTTGAAGCAGATGAGGGTATGCCAATTATTGCACAGCCAGCTCCTATACCTAACGAATTATATAAGGCGGAACAAGATGCTAAATCAGATATCGATCATGAGTTCGGGTTATATGAGTTAATGATGGGTAATGCTAGTGGAGCTCCTGCTACATACAAGGCAACTATTAGTATTGATGAGTTTGGGCAAAGAAGAGTAAAAAGTAAATTGATGGATATAGAGGCTGGATTGAAAAGGTTAGCAGAAGTTATTATTCCTTTTGCACAGCAATTATATACTATAGAGAAGGTATATGCACAACTAGAAATGTACATGGATGCCTATGAAAAGGGGGTGATCGACAGACACTCCACAAGCTCCAGCTAACCTGGATACCTTATTTGATGATGTTATCCGAGACGAGGGATTGCAACAAGAAACTACTCAGCCTGTTACTATGCCAACATTACCTGAGAATGCGTTTCTAGAACAAAAGCCCTCAGTACAGAAAACTGAGACCCCTGATAATGACGCAGTTAGGTATCAATATTTTCAAGGACAGTTTGATAAGGAACGGAATAGAAGTGCTGAGTTAGAGAGACAGTTAGCAGCAGCAACTGCACAGTTATCTCAAATACAGCCTCCTAGGCAAGAGCAAGAGACTTCAGATCCTCTAGCAGGACTACCTGAATTGGTAGCACCCACTATGCCAGAGAAACCTGCTGCACCTCAGTTCTACAATAGAGAAGATGCTATTTCTGACCCCTCATCTGAATCTGCAAAATATGACATGGCTATGCAAAATTGGCAGAATGATCAGTTGATGTACATGAATGATAAGATGGACTATGTTGCCAAAGTACAAGAGAGAAAGAGTTTAGAACAGAAGAAGATAGAAGAAGAGGCTAATGCATATTTACGGCAGGAACAAGAGTATTCCGCAAAGATGAATACAGTTAATTCTTTTATTCAATCCAAAGGTGGAGATGAAAAAGTGATGGAAGCATTTGTTAGTCAAATGTCCTCACCAGAATCTATATCTATGGAAAACCTGTGGACAGTATTCTGTATTAATAACGGGATTACTCCTTCAACTATACCATCTACTCCCCCTGTACAGCAGGTTAGACAACCATCACAGTCATTCCAACAGGTACAAAGAAATCAACAATTACCAAACATGGGCTTAATGCCAACTCAACAAAATACCGACAGATTAAATCCTGTACAAGGTATGGCTGAGTGGATGAAGTCTCAGAATGACAATTTAAACAAATTCTAAAACTAAAAGGAGAAACATATGTCAAATATAATTACATCTAGTACTGGGTTTGCCCCAGGAGGAACACTTGCTACAGGTGGAACTGATATTAATAACACTCGTAGAATATACAACTTTGGAGATCATATTGCAGAAATTGCACCACAGCAATCATTATGGTTTTCTTATTTAAGTAAAATGGCTAAGAAGCCAACAGATGACCCTATCTTTAAACAATTAGAAAAGAGACACCAATGGCAACGAAGAACATTGTATCTTGGTGAAGATGTTAGTTCTGCGACCTATGTAGCAGGAGAGACTGTATTAAATACAACAGCCGCTTTATTCTATTGCTTCTATAATAAATATGGCATTTCAACTGATACCACTGAATGGAAACCAGGCTTTATTCTGAAAAATCAAATTATAGCTGTTGCCGATTCAACAGGAACACCTCGACAATTTATGGTAGTATTGACCCCAACTTCAGCAAATGAAGCAGGAGAAGTGGACGTGAAGATGATTTCTATGTTTGCCGAGTCTGGAGTTGTTTTTTCTGACGGAGCTAAAGCTATGGTTATCGGAACAGCACACGAAGAGGCATCTACTAGAGCAGACGGTTGGAAAGATGAACTGTTCTCTCGTGATGGATATACACAGATATTTAGAACAGCTATCCCTATGTTCTCTGGTTCTGCACAAGCAACTAGATACAGAGGTGATGCTAATGAATATAAGCGTGCATGGATGGAAAAACTCATGGAGAATAAAATGGATATCGAAAGAGCCATGATGTTTGGTGTGGGTAGTTCTGGAATAGGTTATGATGGTATCACTGACGGTGCTGCTGCTGGATCTTATCGTTTAACTAATGGTATTGTTCCTTACACAGAGACACATGGAAAGTCTTATGACTTCTCATTTGCCAATACTAACTATGATGATATTGTAGATATGATGGAAGATTTCTTCAAACCAGAGTCTGGAAATAGTGGGAGTAAGTTAGTTCTTGCATCTAGTTCTATTATTTCATTCTTCTCTAAACTTGGTGAAGGTCAATCATTCTTAGGAAACACTGTTGGAAAATCTCAGTATAACCTTGATGTTCAGAACCTTACTGGTAGATTTGGTAATGAAGTTACTAGAGTACATACTACTTTCGGAGATTTATATCTTACATTAAACAATCAGCTTACTGGATTATATGGCGACACCGCTATTGCAGTGGATATGAAGAATGTTAAGTATAGACCATTGGTAGGTAATGGACACAATCGTGATACACATATTTTAACTAACACTCAAGCCCCAGATGTTGATGGAAGAGTTGATGAAGTATTGACTGAAGCTGGACTTCAGATTGACTTACCAGAAACACATGCTGTATTGAAGTTTTCATAAGATAGTTTCTGTATACATAATAAAAGGAGGGGGAGGCAACTCTCCCTTTTTTCATATAAGGAGGTTACGTGTATTTTAGTAAAGAAATTAGCCTATTAGCAAGTGGAGTACCATCTACTATTGGTGACGATGGAGAAGCTTATGCTAATGAAGGAATTCGAGAGGTAGTAAGGAGAATTATAGCTTTTGCTCCTCAAGAAATTAATATGTTAGCTACAACCATAACCCTAGTAGAAGGGAGTGTCGAAACATGGGATGATACGGGATACCCTGTTCTGGCAGTATCAAGGGAAGGAAGTGTTCTCCCTGTGATAGAACAACCCTATTCTGCATATCCATTATTCTCTAATACAGGAAGTATTCATTGTAGAACAATAGCTGACTCTGTATATTACAATGTCGACGGAGTATATAATCTGTATCCACCATTAGGAGATCATGCAACCGCTACGGTTACAAAAATAACTACAAGTGATGTATCTAATTTTTCAGGAGCTAGTAGTATTAGATCGTTCCCTGTTAAATACGAATGGAGTGTTGTGCTGTACGCAGCTGCTAGAGTTTTATTAGTTAAAATGAATGAACTTAATATGCCTACATCGATAACCCCTATAAGCTCTCCTTCTATTAGTTACGCAGCTTTTTCTCCATCCAATGTTACCGAAGCAGATTTAACTGCTATGGACACAGCAATAGACGCCTTAGTAGCGTTAACAAATAGCTTTTCTATTGCTCAAGCAAATTCATATATTGTAACGGATGAGGACTCGGAACTTGCATCTATAGAACTAAATAGACAACGAGTTGAATTGGAGAATTTTTCTACGGATGTACAGCGAGCAAATGCTAGGCTACAATCATGTATGGGAAGAATAGATGCTACATTAAAAGATGGTGCTGCTACACAAGACGCAGATAAGACTAATGCTTATAATGAATTTCAAGCCTTAACTGCTGATTTTGGAGCTACTGTTCAAAAGTATATGGGAGATCTACAATCATATTCCGCACAAGCACAAGCGATACAGAGTGAGTTTAGTCAATTAGCACAGAAGTATCAGACACTTAGAGGAGAATTCGAGATGTCTGTCCCACAACCAAGACCTAACGGAGGGGTAAAATGACATCCCATAATATAGTCGAAATAATAAAACAAACGCACCCAGGAGCTTCTATGGCAGAGATATATCTATATATCAACATGGCTATAGATGATCTGCTTAGATATAGTAAATATACTAAAACCAAGTTAGAAGACTTTGAAACTACTGCTGATACCCTCTCATATGAAGAAGGTTATCCAGTAATAGATATCTTATCTGTTAAAGTGGATGGGATTGTTATTAATAGAATAGCTAATGAAGCAACTATTGGAGAGAATGATGGTTTGGATAGCGACACATATTATTATTGGTTGTTTGATGATTCGATATATCTAGTTCAGGGTGGAAATGAAACCACTTATTTACCCGAAGGGCTAGACGTGTCTCTCACTATAATTAAAGGAATGGGAACTATATCGGGAACAAATGATATTGACCAAACATTTCCTGCGGTTTTCTACGAAGCTATCCTAGCTAAAGTATCTATGATGTTATTTAGTCGTGGAGAATTGAATCCTAATGCTATAATGTTTTTAGAAAATAGATATAATGTTTTAAAAAGAAAATTAAGAAATGAAGCAAATACAAGAAAGAATCCTTATGGTAGACGAATATTACCTGTGGATTATTAAAAGGAGATACTATGCAAAAAATACTATCAGCGAATACTAATGGCGGAGCGACTATCGATAATGTTGCAGTGAGTAAGGGCAGTGGAGTAGTTTATTTTTACATTACCACTACAAAAGATACCACTGCGAGTATTACACGAAAAGAAACAGTCATTGCACTAGAGACTGGACATGGGCTAGTAGCGGGAGATCATTGCAAACTAGAAGATGAGGTTATGGAAGTGATATCTTCTGCAACTCTATCTATTACTGTACGCAGAGGACAACGAGGTACTATTGCCATAGACCATGCTACAGGCACGATATATAAAGAGCAGGATTATTTATCTAATTTAGAATTAAACGAAGCTACTGATCCTGTACCCGAGAGTATTGTAACGATAGATTTACAGAAACCAGAATGGTATGACATATCTATCGAAGCAAAGGTAATTAGTGGGGGATCTGATGCGGTGTCTGGAATGAAAATATCATGGGGATTCTCTGGATATGACGATGTTAAAACTCCATCTGTTTCACTACTGCAAGATACTTATATTTATGGATTAAAAGTGGTGCTTCAGTATCAAGTATAAGTTCAGAATTGCATATCACTGTCAACCAAGTATAAAAGGAGGTTTATATGTTCAAAAGAACATTTAGATCTATAGCAGCAATAGTAAGACGGAGAAGAAAACAGTTACTTAGAATGCTAGGACTCCTCCCCCAACAAAACCTCCTAGCCAATTATGTCATGCAAAATGGCGAGTTGATTGATAAAGTTGGTGGAGAAGGGCAAGAGCTTTTGTTTCCTTGTTTTGAGGGAGATGGTAGCAGTAACAGTATATCTTTCGGGCAAGAAGATTTAATTAATAATTCAGCATATTCTATATGTGTCTCTTTTGTAAAACAAGAACCAGCATCAGAAGAGATAGTTATAGCACAATCTGATTTAGGCAATTCTTCCTTAGTGAAAGGGAATTTCTTTATAGACCAAAAAGATGGCAACATTAGGGTCGTTGCCTATGATGGAACTTCTACCTTTGTTGAAAATTTTGCTATAGCGAATGGTTCTATAGTAAATGTCGTATTGACTTATGATGGAACAACAATAAAAATATACAACAACGCCTCCCTTTTAGCTGAAGATAATAGCACTTTATCTGGATTTAATAGCAGAGTCAATGTTGACTTTCATGTTGGAAGGTCGGGTCACACTTCGGTTTTTAGATATACAAATACAGAGATATGGAACTTAAAGACATATAAAAGAGCATTAACCCTACCAGAAATAACTGCAATGTTGACAGGCAATCCACCTATTGATTACACTATGTCCGCACCATTAATTGGTCACGCTTACGGCTTCAAATCAGACGGAAAAGTAATCACAGGCACACCATCAAACGCTACTTGTTTTGATGGTTTGTGTAATTATAATACAGAAGAAGGGTATAATGTAGCACCAGACGGGAATAACAACTTAGTTATTCCACAATCCCACACCGACCCCACCAAAGATGTATTAGGTGCAGAACTTGTAGATTTCTTAGGTGGAAACGCAATAGCTCCATATTGCAAGGTAGATTTTGAGCAGGTGGGTATAGATATTTTCGATAGAACAAAAACGCTATATAATGAGATTGATACAACTACCTATGAAGGGTTTGACCCTGCTCACGTTTACCGTTGGAACGCAACAGAACTTATGCGTGGCGTTGAATGGATAAAATCCCTACAACCTGACTGGCATATCTTTATGAAACTTAGAGATGAAGATAAAACACTTGAACAATTTACAGTTTATCGTAGTGGATATAATAATGCTTTGAGTTTTGACGGTATTGATGACTATGTGTTATTTGAAGGAGTTGATGTAATAATAGATGCAAGTATTCGTGTAAACATTGCAGATAGCGGGTGGCAGATACTTACATTAGCGGAAGCTATTAGTAATAATATTTTCTATCAAAGTGGCTCTACTGCATATCTTGGCAGAGGAGAGACTGTATATACCGAATGTTTGATTGATTATGCAATATTAATCTCAGCAAATAAAACATATACTTATAATCTAAATGGTAGTGGTCAAATGGTTATTGATAGTGGTGATGTTCTTGCTTCTGTGAGTAGAATTTCTAATGGTGATTTTTCTGATGGTAGCAATTCTTGGGCTTTAGTTAATGATATTGAAGGATACTCGAATACTGAAGTAGTAGATGGGGTACTTATGATGACTTCAGGTAATAATAAATATGCAATTACAACTCCTCACGTTCTGCAAAATCTTCTTTTTAGTAATACGTCAAAATGGAGATTTACATTTGATGTTAAAGGGAATATAGGTGAAATAATAACACTTGAAATCCAAACAGATAGTATTATAGTTAAAAATTTTACATTAACAAAAAATAATGAATGGGAAACGATTGTATACGAAGAAGAATTTGTTTATTCGGGTAATCATCGATTTTTTTTTCATCCTATAAATGGAACAAATCTTGGGACTATATTTTACTTGGATAATATTAACGTAGATGCAATATTTTCTTCTTGTAACGGCACAATACACGGTGCTGAATGGGCGTTTGACGAAGATGCTACTCCTACAGGAGAAACAACTTATGCAAAATTAACCAAAATCCTCAAAGCAACCAAAGACAAAGTAACGGATGTAACCGATTATGCTTTGTATATCAATTCTAACTCTGCTATGCTAAATCAGAATGGTGTACCTGCGGAAGTTGGCGATACTGTTTCTAAAATACACAGTATTTCCAATGAGTTAATTGTTAGTCAAACTGATGAAACAAAACAACCAATGTTGCAAGCAGATGGTAGTTTGTTGTTTGATGGAGTGGATGATGGATTGAAAGTTTCAGCATTACAATCATTCAATGATGACATTACTGTATTAGCATGGGTAAAATTCGATGATATAAACTCAACCATTAGTGATTGGTTTTTGGGCAACTATAATGATGATTCTGGTGAGTGGTTAATGTTGTGGAAAGATAATACCATGTTTAAATTTGAAGTTGATGATGATGTCGACAAAAAAACAACTGAGTTTAGTTCTTCTGGTTACTCAAGCAATGAATACATATTACTGTGTGGTACTTTGGATAGAACATCTAATCTTATGTGTTTGAACATAAACGGTGTTAACGTCAATAGTTTGAATACCACAGGTTTAGGAGATGTTACATCAACTACACCAATTACTATAGGTAAGGATGCACTAAGTGATAGATACTATCATCAGGGTGGAATCGGGGAAGTGAT